AAATGTTCTGGCGGATAAGATACTTTTCTTATGCCAAACACATTGTATGGGTTTACATCAAATGTTACGTTAAGCGGCTGATTCTTCATAGTGTGCTGTTATTCCGAACGGTGCCTGCAGATCTTTGTTGTGATGTCCGTGCACAATAAAGATAGTATCACAGTAGCTGTCATCACCCCAGCTATCCCAAGGATACCCATCTGTGAACATAATAAACTTCTTGGGCTCAATGCCCTGCGCTTTCATGTATTTCCAGTTCGCCATGAAGTCAGTACCACCGCCTCCGGTGATTTCATAGTCCAGTAGGTCTCTTCCGTCGTCGGATGAGAAGTTGTCTTCTCCGCTGACTTCTGTGTCAAAGCACCAAATCTTAATATTGTAATCTTTGTATTCGTCCATGATGCCTTTGACTTCTGAGAGGAAGTCTTTTAGTTGTTCGTCTCGAATGGAGCCGCTTACATCAAGTCCAACACACACGTCGATTGTCTCGTCGAAGTTCTGTCCTGGAATAATTGCACCAGTATGCCATGCTTTGCGGCTAGGACGCTGGAATGTGAAATCGTTCTTGATAGTGCTCTGAATCTGCTGACATTGCCCGCACCCGCCGCCTGCGCCGCAGAGATCATGTTCTCTTTAATCTCGTCACGGATTTTTTTCAGCTCTTCCTTGCTGTACTTAGGACGTTTACCGGAACTGTTTCCTTCACCGCCTTCAGAATCACCGTCTGCATCTTCACCGTCACCGTCACCGTTTTCCCAGTCAACGTGCTCGTCTAGCAAATTGCCCAGATCTTCCATTTCTTCAAGGAACTCTTCCATGTCTTCTTTTGCTTTGTCAAACAGCTCGTCGTAGACTTCTTCGGAAGTCCAGCCGTCGTATTTAAAGTCCTGGAAACAGTCTACCAGCTTAGGAATTTCTCCAATGCGCTCACGTACCAGTGTGTTGTTTACACAATAGTCCGCGGCAATGTTATACAGCATAGGAACTCTGTCCTCTCTGCGCATAAGGTGGTCGTAGACGCAGTGTAAGATCTCGTGTGCAATTACAAACTCAATCTCTTTGTTAGACATCGCATTGAAGAATTGTGTGTTGTAATACAAGTGACGTCCGTCTGTTGCCGCTGTAGGACACCAGTCGTCACAGGGTGTAATCTTAAGGCGTGTCGCCATGTTACCAAAGAACGGATGTCGTAGCAGAAGTCCTACTCGCGCGGTGATAACACGATCTTGTACTTCAACTCGCATTGCCGCAAGTTCTTCTTCGGTAATATCTGGGTTGGGTTCAAAGCCTTTTGCTTTGCTTGCAGTGTCTTTAACGCTCATAGGTACCTCGCTTTACTATGTATATATAGTAACAAAAGAAATGTAAGATGTCAAGAGAGAGGCGGTTTCCCGCCCCCTATTAAGAACCTTGTGCGGCTTTAATATACTTGCCATAACGCTCGTGGAACTCATCGAAGCAATCAACCGCATCTGGGTCAATTGGCAGGCTGTACTGTGTAAGAGCAAGTTTAATGCCCATAACCACCAACTCGGTCTCAAAATTGTCCATTGCAAAGCGCAAGAAGTTGTTTACTTTCTTGTCGAATGCCTTATCATTCTTGTTACAAGCATCACGCAGTTCGTAGCACAAGCTCACTGTGAGCGAGTACATCGCTGAAATCTCTTTTGTTTTCAGCTCTTTTGCTTTTCCTGCAAGAATATCTGTAGGGTTAGGCAACTGACTTGCAATCTTGCGATGTGCCATAAACTTCACAGCAACACCTTCTCCTACGGAGCCTGATACCAAATCAGTTGTTACATCTTCGTCGATGTCATCGTCTAACAGCTCGCTCACAAAACTCCACGAACGAGGCGTTGCGAACGAACGACTGGAACCTTTCGGATCAAACGTGTATAAGTCTTGTTTAGCAAATGTTAAATAACCCACAACGTCTGCGTGAATATTGTTTGCTGTAGCCCAGTGCGACCAGTCGTCAAAATCCACTTCCATTTCCAAGTGTACAAAGCGGTTAGCCAGCGGAGCAGGCATACGATACGTAACACCTTTGTCAGCTTCGCGGTTACCTGCCGCAACAATAAGAACGTTGTCTGGAAGTTTGTAAGTACCAACCTTGCGGTTAAGGATAAGCTGATAAGCCGCCGCCTGTACAGCAGGAGCCGCTGAATTCATCTCATCTAAGAATAAAACAATGTTGTCATATTTCGCCGCCATTTCTTCGTCTGGCAATTCTGCAGGAGCACCCCAAGCCATCGTGCTGGAGTTGCTGTCGAAGTAAGGAATACCTTTAATGTCTGTGGGTTCCCACAGGCTCAAGCGAATGTCAATGAGATATGAATTAGGCAGACTGTGTGTGATCTGTGCGACAATATCTGACTTACCAATACCTGGAGGCCCCCAAAGGAAGATAGGACGCTGTTTCAGGATCGCGTGTTTAATAGAAGCTTTCGCTTTGTTAGGAGTTACTGTGCGAGTACTATCTGACATGTTTTACCCTTCTGTTTGTCTATGTACTAACTATATTAACATCGCTGTGATGTTTGTCAACCGTTATCTTCGTCTTTCTGTCTCATGGCTTTTGTCAAACCATATTTTCTTAGATCACCGGAGAACATTGTGAGTTCGACCGCTTTCTTTTCGTCGGTTACTGTTATCCATTTGTTAGTTAGATAATATGGGCAATCGATAAATTTGTCAAGATAAATTATTATCTGTGTTGTAATAGGAGTTTCGGGCGGGTAAGGAATGTCGTATGTGGCTATTTCTAATTCTTCTAGAACTTTGTAGCCTGCGTCAGTTAGTCGCAATCCACCTGAATCTTTCTCGCGGGTGTTTTGCCACCATACAGGAAGATATTCTTTAACTGTAATATCGTTGGTGCTTTTGCCTAGCTGTTGTAGAAAGATTTTAGTGTAGGTTTCTTTCCAGTTCATTCTTCTTCAACGTATTGTCCGTCAACGAGTTTATAAACTGCAAAGTCCTCGCTTTTAAACATTGTGTTCAAACGATCCGCAAGATTGTGTGCATGTCCAGGATTTGAAAATGAAGTCTTTTTGTACTTTGGCCCAGGATAGTTTGTGAGCATGTTTGAACTTTTCAAATTGAAAGGCTTACCCTGATAGAAAACAGCCCAGATAGCTTCCGCTTCTAGGACCTGCTCGCATTTATACGTTTTGTTATCCGTGTGTTCTAGTAACACAGTTGGCTTGGGCCTACTCATACTGTGCAAATTTCCTTCATTATCCTGCACAGTATTTAGCATAGTTTGTTCAATTTTAGTCTTTGAAGCCTGATCCGCCATCAATTTTTACCTCTATCACTTCTTCTTTGGTGTTATTGTTTATCAGCAATTTCTCTAGGTCCCCGTTAAGTCTGGACATAGCAATCCCCAAAGTGTATGCAAGATTTTTTGCCTGTTGCATTGACAGTTTAACTTCTTTGGCGTTGGAGGAATCCGCTGACTTAACCTGCTGGATAAACTGTTGGAATGCCATTGTGTTCAAGGGTTCATTTGACATTCCACAACGCCTCCTTCATTTCGGACTCTGTTCTGAACGGACCCTTGGATACATAACGCTCAATAGTTAACAGTTTAGGGCAGAAACTCTTCACCCATCCTTTGTCAAACTGAATGATATAATATCCTGCACAGTACAAACTCTTTGATTTTTCTGACTTGGTAAACAGGGGAAGTTTTTTCTTTACGTCAAACATTGTGTTGTGCGGAGTAACACTGGTTGGAAAGCCGTGTACTTCCAATGTGTTAGCACTGGCATCACTCAGCGTGATACTTTTCTTAATGTCTACACCTAGATATCTCTTAACCTGTTTCTTATTGTCAAAGAATTTTGTTTGTGCAGAATTTGAGAACACATACTTCTCATTGTCAAAGGCAAGAGTTCCAATTCTCGTTCCTGCGTCCTCCACAATCCAAAATTTGTCTTCTAATAATGCTTTTAGTTCTATCATCCGTTGTACCTTGCGTTTAATGGCTCCGAAAAGCTCTGTGCTTGATCTGCAATACGTTGCATGTCCCATTTAGCACAGAACTTCATCAGTCTCATACCTACCTGACTGATGTTCTTAATTTCAACAGCATCGATTGTTTCATCGATGAACTGTCTTACATGCTCAGGCTGTGCTGTTAAATCGCACAGTGTTACATTTCTTGCGTAGTCGTCCAACACACGATGCTCTTCACCGTTGTGGTCTACCCATCTCTGCAACATCATATTGTTCCAGTTAAATCCTTTAGAACTCTTGTCTGCAAATGCTTCTAACAGCCCCACTTTGTTTTTTGTGCCTTTCTTACGAACCCCAGGATAAGCTGAGAACACATTGTCTGACGTATCACCCCGCATGCACTTTTCAAACAACAGCCACTCAGGATCCGGAACAGGCTTGGGTTCACCTGTCTTCTTGTCAATCACCGGAGCACCGTTGTCGTCAAAGTATCCTTCGTGACTGATAGTGGTATTGCTAACACCATTGTACTGACGCACATTAGGCGCAATTAATTGTGCAAAGTCCCCGTCTGTGCTGATAATCACATGATCGTCATTGGGGTGCTTCTGTATCCAGCCTGCAATCAAATCATCAGCTTCCAGTTGTGGATGTCTGATAACAGTGCAGTTTGTCTTAGTGGACACAAAGTCCTTGAACTCGTCGAAGATTTCCCAAAACACTTTGTCTTCGTCTGCTTCTCTAGGAGTCATTGCATCGCGGGTTTCTTGTCTATTACGCTTATAGGGTTCGTAGTAATCTTTGCGCCAACTGCGTCCTTCAAGACAGAACACAACATGATCTCCATCGAAATCCTGCCATGCTTTCTTGATGCTGTTGAGTGTGATGTGTAACGCCATGCCAACCTTTGTGTCAATGTCGCCGCGCACAACGTGTCGGGCTCTAAAGAATGTGTTAGCAGTGTCTACTAAAATATAAGTGCTCATGAAACCTCTGATTTGCCTTTGTCGATAGGTATTACATTAATATAACCCATTCCGCGATCAGTGTCAAGTCCTTCTTCTTCCAACATCTGCATCACAATTGTTTTAAACCATGCGTCTACAATTTCTTCATTGCTTTCGCCCGAATATCCTGCATCCAGTAACTGCTCAATAAACTCGTTGTTCCAGTCTAACTCAAAGAACCCGTTGCGAATATTTTCTGGATTCAACTGAGTATCTAACACAGCAACCCAAGGTTCGCCCTTTTCTGTAGCCAGTTGTTTTTCTGTCTCAAGGCTGGCTCTTCTTGCCTCTTCTGGACTAAGACTGTTCTCTTTAATATCGTCCATGACGCTGTTAACATCATCTTGTGCATTACCAAATAGTTTGCTAAACCAACTCATAATCCTGCCTCTCTTGCTCTTTGTTCCATACTAGGTTCCCCAGGCGTTTCCGAAGATGTCGACGTGGAGCCTGGGCGAATATCTCCATCCCCGCTCCATTGCGAGCTCTGCGACTGTTTGCGTGTTGAGACTGTACTCTTCACTGCGTCCACCCAGCGGCATGATGTATACGGGACATTCAACACCGCGGGCTCTATATTCTGCCACAGCCCTTGTAACTTCATCCACATCCACTGCATCAGCAACCACAAACTTAAGATACAGGTCACTGCCAGCAACGCTGTGGTAAGAGCTAACAATTTCAGGGCAAATCGCATCATTCCAGGACTCGCCTGAGATTGTAAGTTTAGGTGAACACGACCAGGTGACTCTAATAGTTTTTTGTGCGTATAAGTAATCAGAAAAATCTCTCTGAAGAGGCTGTGTGCTGTTTGTCTCAAACGTGACATTTTTTAAATCTCTCATTCTGGGATGCTCAAACAGTTCGGGCCAAAACTTCTGCCACAGCAAGGGCTCCCCTCCTGTTATCACAAGATGTACGTCTTGTCCGTTCTTCATCGTCCAAGAGTTTTCAGGAGTAAGACTCAAGATGTGTTCTACAACCTCATCCACAGTCCGGTCCTGCATAAACTTTTTAAATTCAGGATAGATGCTGGCATATGTATCACAGCCTGTGTGCACAATAGGCAAATCTTCAAATGTTTCTGCGGTGTTATGCACATCTTTTGCAATAAGTTGTGCTACTTC